AAGCAAATAATGGAATTGCAATTGCTGTACAAACAAGATAAAAAATTCCTACAATTTTTAATACTATCATATTATATAAATTTTAAACATTATATATTTATATAGTTAAAAATTGTAGGAAATTCAACCAATATGAATTTTATTGATTAAAGATAAACATCTTCTGGTAATTCTTGTTTTGCTGGGTCAATCAAATCTTTAGGGTCAAATATAACAGTTGATGGGTTAAGTTCCTCTGTTATAAATTGGTAATCAAAATTGGCATATTTAAACTCTACTTTAAATGTACCTGATTGTGCAACTGGTTGTGAATAGTCAAATGATAACATATCCATACCATTTATTACAGGGTCTTGTATCCGTAATTTTGCATATACCTCCCCAATTTGATTTATAATATCAACATCAATATGGTCAAATAATTTATCTGAACGTGTATCACGAGTATATAGATAAATAAAATTCTCAACCATCATCATATAATTAATATATCCTAATGTATGGCGAAATTCAATGTTCAATGTACGGTCAGTTAATGCTACAGGTGATAACGAATTTCTGTATTGAAATGATGCACCTCCATGTGGGAACATATTTTCAAGACGTCTATTAGGGTTTCTTAATGGGAATCCTGAAGTTTGTTGATTTTGTTCAAATGCAGCATTATTAAATCCAAATACTTCAACCTTTTGTATTGTTTCATTTAAAAAGTCAATAGGACGATAAACAAAATGTTTGTTTTTTAATAATATGGTTGAATATTTTTCTTTAATTTCATCAACTAAAAAGTCATCAGGTAACATTAATCTAAACCCGTCCTTTTTTGATTGTAGTGTATGCATATCTTAAATAACATAACATTTAATTATATTCAAATTATCAGTAGGTATACGGGTAACATCTTTGGTTACCTCGTTTACCTTACCGATATAATTTCGTTTTTTTATTTCTTCCAATTCCTCAGCGGAAATTGGATATGTATTTATCTTTTCGTTATTATAGTAAATATTATATCTTAACATAATTTATAATAAAAATATTTATTATCGTGGTGTTACACTCAATTTATTACATAATGACTGTACATTTGTATTTAATCGTTGTAATTCTGCAGAAATTTCATTCAGTTTTGTATTTGATACACCTGATGTACTACCTTTATCTGTACCTTGTTTTTTAGTTGTAACTGCACCTGCACCTGCACCAGCTCCAGCACCTGCACCTACAGCACCAGCAGTACCAGTTCCTCCAGGTCCATCAGCACCACCACCAATTGGTTTACTTTGTTGTGTTGTTGAAGCATCGCCATCACCACCTGGAGAAGATGAGTCATTTACTGATATAACAACTTCAATTTGTTTAGACATTACATTACGCATTTCTTTAATAATTTGTGTAATCAGTTCGTGTCGTTTTTGTTGGATTTCTTCAGATTTTTGTATTACAAGTTTTGATTCATCCATACGAGTAACTAAATTATCCAATGCAACAGTTAAATTATCTGCAATAGCATTAGTTAATTCATCAAGATTTGTTGTTTTATCAGCAAGGTTATTTAATGACGCTGTTAAACTAATCAAACGGTCTATTTTTTCAGTATCAATTTCATTGACAGTATTTTTTATAAATTTATTTACTTCATCAATTGCATTTTTGAATTTTTCAATTGAACCAAATTTATTTAATGCAATTGCAATATCATATAAACCATTACTTAAATTAGTTAACTGGTCACCATAGTTACCCATACCATTAGGCATTTTTGAATTGATAAGAGTAACTAATGTATTGACGTCATTTAATACACAATATATATCATTTATTACTGCAGTATTAAATCCATTATTACCTTCATAAACACCTGGTATATTATATAATGTGTTAATAGAATCACTATATGATATAACCTTATCAATAATTTCAGATTTTAATTTATTTAATAATTTTGAAATCTCTTCAATAATTAACGTATTAACTACAATATTTAATAATGATTTGTTATTATTAGTTAATTTTTCTGATAATGTATTTATATCATAAATAATGTTATAAATATTACTAAATGCTTTAATAGTAAACAATTCACTATTTTTATCAGTTAATAATTTATAACCATATAATGATTCAACTGCATTATATGTATTTGATAAAGGTACAACTATTCCTTTCATCAATTTATTCATTAATGTACCAAATACCTCAATATTGGTAATTAAATCATCAATTGAAATTTCATTATCTAAATCACCAAAATGTTTTAACATTTTATCAACATCAGTAACAATGGTAAATGTATCTGATAATATATCAACGTTAAAATCATTTTTATCATTATTTATATTAGCTAATGATTTATATCCAAATACTGTAGTAAATCCATCTGAATGTTTTTTAAGTGGATTAAATATATTTTGAGCAACTAATCTAAATATATCTGCAAAATTAGTTAATGTTGTTTCAACCTTATCAATATTTATACTTTTAAATAATCCTTTAAAGCTAAACTTTTGTGTACCTGATAATGAATCCATAAATTTATTCACATCAGAAACAATATTATACATATCATTTAATACACCAGTTGTCATTTGACCAGTTGTTGATGATAAATTCTTAAAGTCATTAAATTTATTTGCATTAGTATTTATTGGGTCAACAATATTTACTAATAACATATTTGTAATATCAATAAATTTACCTAACTGTTCTATTTGTTCATTGACATCAACTACTTTTATACTAGATACATAAGATACTGTTGTGAAAACATCACTAATAATTGTATATATATCCCCAATAACATTTAATTTTACATTAGTATAATTATCTATTCCTAACCCAAATATTGATTTAATAATTCCTGAGTTATCAAATAACACCTGTACTACATCATATATAAGTGATTCAGTTATTGCATTAAAATTATTTAATGTTGAAACAATAGTATCAGTTTTTGCATCATCTAAAACTGTTTTACTAATAGGTTCAATTAGTTTTATCAATTCACTTATATCACTATATAATGTATATAAATCTATAAATAAACCAACCCTTAATCCTTTATCCTCTACATTTATTGACGATTTCTTAGTAAGTATATTTGTAATTGTACTTGTATTTTCATATAACTCTGGAAGAATTATTTGTGTTAATGTTTGTGTTAATTCACTGAAGTTATTTAGCATATTTATCCAATTATCTTTGGTTGATGTGCTATCATTTTCAATGTTTGCATCTGTAATCTTTTTATATAATAACGATAAATCAACAAGTATATAATATACATCAGTTACTAATCCACTTGTTACTGTACCATTATCAAGAGTTATTTTTCCATTACCTGATTTATAATTAAAAAACTCCTTAATTTGTTTAACGTTATCTGTATATGTACTCATAACAGATAATAATGAAGATGTAACAGAATTTACAGACTCAATAACATTAACTACACCTGAAACGGTATCATTAAACTGTGTTGAAAATAATTCTTTATTCTTACTATAAACATCATCAATTGTTTTAGGTAATTGTGTTAATATGCTTGAAAGAGTTTTTGCAAATTCTTCCATTTGTTCCTTGCCAAATTTTTCATAACCTTTAGCAGATCCATCAGAATACCATCCTGTTGGTATACGCATATCAGCAATATTTTTAATTATTTCCACAATGTTTTTTATAAGTGTATTACATTCACCAGTAACATTCAATATTGTTGATATTGTTTCACCCTCAGCAAAATCTTTAAATGTTGTTGTACCAATTTTTGTTGAATATACTCCACATAATGCTTCCGCAAATGATGTAACAATTGAAATAATATTTTCTTTTGCCTTTGGTAAATCCTTTTCTGCATCGAATTGTCTATATCCTTTAGCAGATCCATCAGAATTCCATCCTGTTGGAATTTTCATTTCTGCCCATGCCTGAATACCCTCTGCAATATTTTTTATAATACCACCAATTTTACTAACATTATCAATGGATTGTGTAAATTCTTCACTAGTTGATTTTTCATCAATAATTCCACCAGCTTTAATTACTGCCTCTACCAATGCCACCATAACAGTCTCAATATTAAATGACATTTTTTCATAATCTTCCTTGACTAATTGTGTATAACCAACAATTTTACCTTCTTTATCATATGTTGGGAAACCACCTTTTGCAAATGTGTTTATACCTTCTGCAATGTTCTTTATAATATCACCTACACCTTTAACTGAATCAACAACATTCTTAAATGATACATCAGCAGTATCAGAAAAATAGTCAGGATTATTATCAACAACGGAAATTAATGATTCTACAACTGCAATACAAACATCATTTATATTTTTTGACGCTAATTTAAAGTCATTTGATGATAACTTCATATAATGTATTGGTTTACCATCTTTATCCCATTTATCTGGTATCATAAGATTAGCAAATCCTGATATACCTTTACACATACCTTCAAGGAAATCACCAACAGGTTTAAATGATTCAATTATTTCTTTAATTTTATCTTCAAAACCTAAATCTTCAATTGTTTGATATGCACCAATCAAACCACCTTCATTGTTATTACCTAATAGCATTGTTGTTATAACTCTGCTAATATTTACTGCAGCATCAGTAAACATCTTATCGCTCATCTTGCGATATTTTGTTGGTTTACCATCAGTTCCCCATGCAACAGGAACCTGTAATGATGCATATTTTGATAAACCATCAGCAATTGAACCAATCAATCCACCAAGTTTACCAAATGTATCAATAATTTCACCAAACTCATCAGCATCAAAGTTATTTTTTAGTGAAGTGGAAGGTGTTATTGTGTTAAATTTTCCATTTATTATAAAACTAAATGCTTTGCCTGTCCATGTAGCATTTATTGCATTTGAAAGTAATGCAATTATAGTTCCTATATTTTGTGCAGCCATTGTAAAATCAGATTCGTTGAGATTTTTACGCCCAACAATTTTACCACCTTGTCCATATATAGGAATTGATAATGCAGCATATGATGCCAAACCTTCGGCAATATCTTTAATCATATTACCTAAGTTACCAAACGCATTAGTTATTTCAACAAATTCCTCAGAATCCATTGAATTTTTTAACCCGCCTTCAATTGTTATTGATTTCTTTTCTCCATTTATTATAACATCAAATGCTTTACCTGTCCATGCAGAATTTACAGCATTTGCAAGTAATGTTATTATAGAACCAATATTTATTCCGGCGTTGACAATATCATTTCCTGTCATTGGGTTATATGATACTATTTTACCCTTTGCACCAAATACAGGAACACGTAAATTGGCATATGCTTGTAAACCTTGTGCCATATTTGATACAAGATCCCCCATAGGTATAAATGCCTCAATCAATTCCTTTATCTCATCAGCGCCACCTGGTAATGACCAATAAGCATTATTTACAGCATATGCAAGTAATTGTATTACAGTTTTAATGTTTTCACCGGCTGCTTCAAAGAAATTTCCAGATCCTTGCCATGTCCAATAATAGTTTCCTTTTCTTGCTATTGTGTAATAATTAAACTTATCAGTACTTATATCAAAAAATTCTGTTGGTTGACCTTTACGATTATATTTTTTAGGAACACGTAAATTTGCATAACCTTGTAAACCTTGTGCCATTGATAATACCAAATCACCTAATGGTTGTAATGCTTTAATTTTTTCATCAGGTGATGCACCAAACCATCGTGCCCACCAGCCACCAGGCATCAATGTATCATAAGCCGAAGATACTGCTTTTGCTAAACTTGTAATTACCAACCCAATATTTTCACCTGCAGCCTGAAATTCTGCATTAGTCATTTGTCTAAATTGTGTAGGTCTACCACGTTTATCCCACTTTGTTGGAATTACTAATTTAGCATATGATGCCATACCTTCAGATATTGATGAAATTAATTCACCCATTGGCATAAGCGCTTTTGTTATATATGGTATCAAGAATGTAAACCAACCTAATCCTTCACCACCACCTATTGTAACATCACCTGTAGAAGTTGTTAATGTGTATTCTTTACCATTCCATATAGAAGCAATTGAAAATGCCAATAACCTCATAACGGCAGAAATGTTTAATGCAGCATCAACAAAATCTTGATTTGTCATTTGTTTATATTTCACAGCAACACCTTTATTATTCCATTTTATTGGAATCATAATTTGTGCGTATGATTTGATACCTTCACTAAGTGTACTCAAAATTTCACCTTCAACAAATGCCATATGACGAACTCTATAAAGTATCTTATAAAAATCATCACTTTTAAATAACCATTTATTCTCATTATATGTTGTTGTAATTGCTTCAGCAAGAGTTGTCATTACTGTAGCAACACCAACAGCAGCATTTTTAAAATCTTCAGATGTCATTAAACGGAATTTTACCGGTTTACCTTCTTTATCCCATTTTGTTGGTATCATTAATTGTGCATATGATTTAATACCTTCACAAAGAACGTGTAATATAAATGCCTCTGTTAATGTAAGTCTTCTTACTTGTCTTAATATCCATTCAGCATTCCACCCAAATAATTTAGGATTTTCGTCATATGTTGTTGTAATTGCCGATGCAATAGTAGTCATTGTAATTGCTACACTATCAGCAGCCTTTTTGAAATCATCAGGTCCTAATTGTCTATACTTAATTGGTTCACCATCTTCATTCCATTTTGTAGGAATACGAAGATCTGCAAATGATTTAATTGCAGCAGCCAATATTTTAACAATATCAGATGTTAAATATGTTAATGAACGGACACGTCCTAATTTCTTTTTTATCTTTATAAATGCAAATAATCCAGGTGCAGCATCACTTATACCAATAAATGAACTTATTGCACCTTTAATTTCATCAATCACATTTTCTCTACCTTCAACCCCCTTACGATATGCTTGTAATGCGTTACCCATTGCCGTTACAAGTGCAGCAATTCCTAATACAGCAGGTGTCATAAGTGCTATACCAATTAAACCTAAAATTGCAGAAACACCAACAGGTAAACAAGCTGCGAATAATACACCCAATTCTATAACAAATAGAATTAGTGTACCAACAGCCTTAAGTAAGGTCATTTCTCCATATTTATCTACTAGTGCAACAACACCCCATACAACTAATGTCATTAAACCTAACGAAGCAGCAATAGCAAGTAATACTGCAGCACCAGCTGCAACACCCGCACCAATAGCAGCAAGACCCCAATATAATGCGCCAAATATAGCAGCCAATAATACTAATGTACCTACACCAGCAAATACATTTCCCCATCCATAGGTATCACCCATATATACAATTAAACCAAGTGCCAATGACATTATAGCTAAACTACCAGCAATAGCAAGTAATACTGCAGCACCAGCTGTAACACCAGCACCAATAGCAGCAAGACCCCAATATAATGCCCCAAATATAACAGCGATTGAAGCTAATGTAACTACACCAAGCAATACAGATTCCCATCCATAAGTGGCACCCATATATGCAATTATACCAACAGCAATCGACATTATAGCTAAACTACCAGCAATTGCTAATATTGTTTTATATCCTGCCTTCACAGGTTTATCAATTTTTGCCATTGCACAATATAACGCACCAAATGAAATTGCTGCAACAACTAAAGAACCAACCCCAAGCAATACATTATCCCATCCATAAGTGGCACCCATAAATGCAATTATACCAATAGCAATTGACATTATAGCTAAACTACCAGCAATTGATAATATTACTTTATATGATGATTGGATAGATTTTTCCATTGCTGCTAATTCTATATACAATTTAGTAAATATTACAGCAGTAGCAAGTAATGTAACAGCGCCTAATAGAACATTGCCCCATCCAAATGTTTTACCAATCAATGCCATTGTACCAATAGCAACACTTAATATCAACATACTTGCAGCAAGTTCTATTGCAACAGTATTTCCTGTAGTTATTGTTTTTGCATTGGCGTTTAATTTTTTAAACATTAGTATAAGTATACCAATAAAACTTAATAAAACACCTGCACCCTTTAATATATTACCCCATCCATAAGTATCTCCAACAATTGCTAATAATGAAATTGAACCAGTTATTAATGCAATTGCAGCAGACATTTGAAGAAGTGCCATTGATGCTGCTGTAAATGTTTTATTGTGTCTTGCAACAATTTTCATTATTGCAACCATTTCGTACATAAATGCACCCATAAGAGCAGCAAATCCCAAGGCAGCCCATCCATATTTATCCATTACATATGCGCCACCCATAAGTATACCACCAGCAACAAGTATTAATAATGCAACTGCAGCTAATGATTTAACACTTCCTTGAAAGAATTTACCATATACAATCAATGGTGCAATAACACCCCATATAAATAGGTCAAGCAATAATGTAAATGCAATTGCACGAACAACAGTATTCCAATCTTTCATGAAATGCGCACCTATAAACAAAACTATTGTAGATACAAGAATCAATGCAGTTACACCAATTAATGCCAATGTTGCGCGTTTTTGTAATAACGCAAATACCATTAATGGGAATAATATAAGTCCAATAAATGTTGCAAGTACTAAACCAAATGCTAAGGCACGAACTACCAATTTAACATTACTCATAAATAATGCCCCAACAATCATTACTATTGTACAAACAACAACTAAATCTGTAAAATTATCAATTAGTTTTCTACCTTTACGGATAAGCATTTCAAATACTAAAATAGGTAATAATATTAACCCAATAAATACGGATAATACCATACCAAATGCTAATGCATTAATTACAAATTGACCACCACCAAGCATTACAAATAATGCACCTAATGACATAACTGCAGCGGCAGTAACTATAAGTCCTTTAATTTCATTAAGTACAACCTTAGATTCACCAATCAATTTTGAATATAAAACTATAGGTACTAATACCATTGCAATAAACGCAGATAATACTGCACCAAACTTTAATGCAGCAATCATAAATTTACCACCACCAAGCATTATAAATGCAGCACCAATACTCATTATAAATGATGCAGCAATAATAATTTTTTTAACACCATCTAATTGTTTTTCTAAATTTTCACCATTTATTTTGTTTAATAACATAAATGGTACAAAAATAGATGTTAAAAACATTGTTAATGTAATAGTAAACTTCAAAGCATTCTTAACCGCACCAGGTATCATCATAAATAGTGAACCTATCATGAGAATTATACCCGATGTAAAAATAAGTCCTTTAAGTTTTTCGAGATCTGTATCAATTGCCCCGTATTTTTCACCTATAATAGAAATAATTTGAAGTGGGGCCAAAACACCTGTTATAAAAATTGCCAGTGCGGCAGTGAATTTAAGTGCATTTTTGAACATACCAGGTATCATCATAAATAATGCACCTATAACCATTGTGATACCTGCTTTAATTAAAAAGTTACCGACACCTTCCATTGATATCGTTCCCTTTTTAAGTGTGTCTTTATTTTTTTCTGCTTTTATTGCAATTTCGTTTGTTTGGTCAAGATTATTGCTAATATGTTTATTTGCTTTAGCTGCTTGTTGTGCAGATGCACCTACTTTTGTTTGTAACTTAAATATTTCATCCAATTTATTAAAATATGATTTGAATGATTCAAGTGCTTCCGCAGATAATAAACTATCTTTAGTTAATTTTATATCAGCAAGTTCTTTTAATTGCTTCATTGCATTGCCATCAACTCCACTTAAAGCAATAACAACCTTAGCAGCAGCATCTTCGCCACCACCTTTATCTTGTGTTTTGAAAATATCTTTTAATGTTCCAGCAACTTCATTAATTTTTTCATTTAATGAAGAAATTACAACATTGACATTATTTACATTTGAAGAAACTTCATTAGGAATAATTATTTTAACACCATCATTGGTTATCCCTTTAATTATAGCGTCAAGCTTTTGATTGGTATTGTTATTCAAATACTCAAACAATTTATCTTGTGATACACCTGGTGCGTCCTTAATAGCATCAATGATATTTCCTTTTATATTTAAGTCATTTATAAAACCTTTATCAATTTTTACTGAATCACCAGAATTATCCTCAATATCATTTATATCTCCAGACATTGTACCAATTGTTGATACTAATTCAGCAATACGTGAATCTATAGAAGTTGCAAATGTTGGGAATTGTTGTGTAACAAATCCAAATACACTTTCTTTAATATTGGCTATTAACGTACCGGTTGATTTATCATTATTTACAATACCATCCTTTAATGATGATAATATTTTATCATTTTCAGTAAAATGTTTATTCTGTAATTTGTATAAATTATTAATATTATCAACCATTGAAGGAATATGTGTTAACTCAGCAAAATCTTTATTTGAAATTGCATCAATAATATCAGCATTAGTATCAGTTAGTGTTGAACCTAATGTATCAATTTCAGACATTAATGATGTATTAAAACTTTCCTTTAATGACTCAAATGAATTTGTAAATAAACCACCATCAGTAAAAACTTCAGTATTAAGTTTATCAATTCCTGTGCTTAAATTATTTAACGATACAGTAACCTTTCCTGATTCTGAAAATTCCTTACTTATTATTTGTATATTTGCGTCAATACTTTCCTGTTTATCATATATCTTTGCTGAACCTATTACAAGTTCTGCTATATTATCAGCAATTGGTGATTTTTTTCCTAAAGAGGCTAATTTACTAGCATCTTGAATACTACTATCACCAAATATAGCGGCTGCTATAACTGATGAAATACTATCAGTGTTTCCTGGTAATGCAATATTTTGCATATCACCACTCTTTGGGCCAAATTTTTTTGTAGGTGTATTTGCCATATAAAATATCGTTAAATATATAAATGTATATATAAAAATAAAAAAGAAGGTAAATGCTAAGCAAATACCTTCTTCAAAATAATATATAAATTATATATTTAATCAATGTTTTACATCAGAACTTCCAAAACCACCATCACCACGTTTTGAATTTTTCATAAGTTCATTATATTCCTCAAGTGAAATTTCTTCAGCATCATCAGTCAGTATGTGTTGAACAGTTCCTTGTGTTAGTTTATCCCCAACATAAATTGTTCCCAATTTATCGTCCCACCACAAATATTGCAAACTTAAATGACAATATCCTGTATAATCTTCATCAACAAGACACGCCTTAACAGTCCAACCTTGACATCCTTTTCCTGATTTGTTTTTATATTCAAGTGAAGTATATGGTTCAAGTGCAACCTTAATTCCTGAATTGATAAACAACATATCGGAAAATTTACATACAACACCAAGCTTTCCTGAAGCATCAAATGTTAATACATTATCAATAAAATATTTCAATTTATCAGACTCAAATCGATCCTTCATATCAATATTTCTAACCTTATCCTTCAATGCAAAATACATAAGAATAAAATTAACCTTATTATGTTTAATCAATTCTGCCTTATCACCAGCAATTTCAATTGCACTATCAACAAGTTCAATCATTTCTTCCTCAGAAACTTTATATGAACCTTCAAATGCCTCAAGTGCATTTTTTACTTGTGTTTCATTATTATCATCAATATTTGGAATAAAAAAATCTATACCCGCAGCAGTGTGATTACGTGTCGGGGTTTGTGAAAAACCATTATATATCTTCATAATTTTTATCGTTGTATTAAAATAATTTGTAATTAAATATAGTAAAATAGTGGGGATAATTCATATCCCCAATATTTTTTATTCTTCCCACCCTTTAATCTTACTTAAATCAACATTGTTCTCGTCAATTTCATCAATGTTATTATTTGCATCATTATTAGTTTCCTCATCTTCCAAATGGAATGTAATTTCTTTGTAATTTTGAGGATAAATGTATTTTAACATTTTTGTATTTAAACGAGACATTTCATTAAATCCAGGGTCCTTACAAGAATGATTATGTAATACTGCCTCAAGGTCAACCATTGCTCGTCCATACATTGCCTTCATTATCTGAATATTTGAATTAAAAAATTCTTTATCAAACAATTCGGCAATTGCAGTAATTGTACCAAGTCGGGTTTTAATTTGGTCCTCACGAATAATTGAACCAGATGCTGCACGATAATTAATTTCGGGCGTTGGCATAATTACAATTTTTTTCGCATTTGATACCCATACAGGAATTGTTCTAACATCTTCATATGTACGTGCAGTACTATAAGGAAGTGTATTTACAATATCACGGGTATAAATTTTTGTCCATACATTAAATTTAATTAGATTATCCTTAAATAATGCAATTTCTGCAATTACAGGATTATCAATTACAATTCGTTCACGGGCACTGTTATTTACTTGTTGTCCATTTGTTTGGTTAAATATTACACCATATTCAACAATATCTGCACGTTCCTTAACAATTGTATTATATGCACGATACACAAAATCACGATTTATATAATAATCATCTGCATCAAGGAACATTAAATAATTACCTGTTGAATTATCAATACCAAATTTACGAGCACCACCACATCCAAGATTTTCATCAGGTTCAATTATACGAAACATTATGTTTTTATTTCCATATACATTGATAAACTGTTCAACGTGTTCTCGTGTTTTATCTGGTGATTTATCATCTACAATAACATATTCCAATTCAAATCCATCAACAATTTGTTGGTTAATAGAATTCAAACATTGAAATATGAATTTTTCAGCATTATAAAAAGTTGTGATAACACTAACTCTGTCCATTTTTTTCTTTGTCATTACTTCTATTAAATTTATTTATTAAGGATTAAAATTGTGTTTTCTGATATACGTTCAAGTACATAGAATTTATGTACACTTGTATCAGTTGCGGGAATTGCAGTACCTTGATGTTGTTTAATTTTACCAACATATGGTGTACAATATTCACCTGGTTTACATTTACCATTATCTGAAACAATGCACTTACCCATTAAATTAACACGTATCCATTCTTTACGATTTAAACGTGGAATATATTCCTTTGTTTCATCATATTCATTTGAGGTAATTTTAATGAGATGCTCCCAAGGATATGTACGAATAAATGACATTTCAGCATTTTCATCATATACCTTTGTACCCACAGCAAGTCTTTCCTTTACAAGATAAAAATCACCATATTCATTTTTCTTATATTTACCGTGCCATTCGTCTGGGTTATTTGAATCAATAATTGAGTTTATAGTTGTAACACCTAAACAAATATCTGTTTCGTTTTTACCAAATGGCACAATTTTATTTGGTTCATTTGATGAAAATGTAACGAATTTACCTAACTTTTCCTCAGGAATAACTGCCCATTCATATAATTCAGAGTACCCAAAAGGTTGAATTCGTATTTGTTCCATTAAAGTTTATTATTGATATTTTTGTATTTCTTGACATAATCAAGTTTTTTGAAATCATTATAATACTTTGAATATTCATTTTCATTGTTATTATAATTATTCTTTCTACTATAAATAGAAATGTCCTTTCTATTCTTTTGTAATTCATCTTGTGTTTTTACAAAAACAACAGGCAACCCCTCAACATAAAGTTTCATCATATAATGAATAGTTTCAGCAGAACATTCAGTGGGGAATTTGAATGTAGCAACAGGTGCAATCATCGCATTTTCAGAAGCAATTTCATATCCTTCCTCCATTGAAATTTTTGTATCACCTGCGTGTTGGCGTGCAACGCCCATTAATGTGATATACTCACTACGGTTAATACTTGGGTTAAATATCTTATACTGAAATGCTACAACAGTTGTTGCTGTATGAACACCAGTCTTAAAATATTTTCTCCCGTCAATTATCACTCTCTTAACAGCTGATCTATCTTTATTAGCATCAGTATAGCTGTATTCTCCAATTAAGGTTTTTCCGAGAAAATCCATTTTAGTAAATATATTTTTGTTAATTTGTTTGATTTAATATATTATAATATAGAAAAACAGGAAATAGTAATTCAACCATTTCCTGTTTATTTATTATGTATTACCATTATTTTCTTAATAATGTGAATTTGTAACCAACCCCAATTATATGGTGTTTATTAACTATATCAAATTCATAAAAACCACCAATGCCTTTATAATTTGCTTCCGTACCTAATATTGGGACTGCTTGATTTACATTAAAATTGTATTGAAATTCACCATATATATTCCATTCAAATTTCCGTTCCTTTTGTTTTGGAATAACAAAACCAGTAAATTCATTGTATTTAATATATGGATTAGATGATTTTATATATACATTGTTTTTATCATCAACTGCAAATGTATAATCAAAATATGTTTCATCTTTTATTATATTTAATTGTAATGAATCTGGTATATATGAAACAATACCTTCCAATGTTCTCCATTCATTATTAAAATTAAAATTATGATTAAAACCATTAGATATGGAATCTTGTTTTACAATAAATACAGTATCAACAGAGGGATTTTCAACTTTACCACTAACGTGCATACCAGAAAGAACATCATTTTTTATTTTTAAGTCCTTAATTTCACTATGCAATGATTCGTTGAGCTTTTCGAGTTCTTTAATATCACATTCAAAAGCAGCCTTAACTGCGATAAGTTCGCCTGTTTTTGATTCATAGTATGATACCGTATCAGTAAATGCTTTAACATTTTTTTCATATTTATCTTGCATATTATTATATTCTACATGTGAAGAATATAACCACCACCCAAGTAAACAAATAATCAATATATACAGCAAATCTTTTGCTGTTATTGATTTAATAATGTCCAATACCTTATTAATGATAGCAATCATAATTATAATTTTTATAATATATTTACAGAATTATTGAGTTGTACATATCTTGTAATCTATCAATATCTGTGGTTGATTTAATGGTTTTGTAATTTGCTCGCAAACTTGCCTCATATCTTCCTGCAGCTGCATAACGATTACCAGAACCATTAACATAATTTTTCATTAAATATTGTTCATCTCTACCCTTTACTAAATATGAACGGCGAAGAAGTTTACAATAATCTTCAATAGCTGCATCATAATTTTTGTAACCTTTAAATGGTGTTCCAGGATAAATATGAACTCCAAATAATGAACGTTTTGATGTTTCACGACCTGCACCGGTTGTACCAAAATTTGTTTCCAATTCGGTTTGACTCATCATAAAACATAAATCAATATCATATACCAATGCGTGTTCAACAATGTATGTTGGTATTGAGTCGTGTGATTTTGGAGCTTTACGTTTGATGTATTCCCCAACAGAATTAATCAATTCATTTTTTATACTATCCTTTTGAAGTCGTTTAAGCTCCATTGTATCAACAACTTCTATAATAGTGTCATTGTGTACATTTAGGTTACCCCGCATATAACCAGCACCTTGTGCAATTGCAATTGTACCTAAAAGTACTATGCAAATTGATATTAATAATCTTTTCATTTTTTTCATAACGATTGTGTTTAGTTGTTTTTATTTTACTTATTATACCCCTATATGCAATTTTCTGTCCAAAATTAATTGGATTGTCAATATCAAAGAACTCTCATAGTTTATATAAAAATAAATTTAATTTGCAATATATAAATTCAATATAAGTTTTGTCTTTACTATATTAATTAAATGTATATTTTTAATATATAGAAATATATATAGCAGATATTCAATGAGCAACCTTATTAAAACAATAAAACCACGTAAGGATTCAAAGTATCATCAAGGTGTTGTAGACCCCAAAACGTGTAGAAAATATGCCCAAGGTTGTAAAAATGAACCTATTATATATCGTTCTGGATTAGAATTGCAATTTATGACTTATTGTGAAAATAATCCAACAATAACAAAGTGGGCAAGTGAACCAATTAAAATACCTTATACTTGTCGTCTTGACAATAAAGAACATCATTATTATCCTGATTATATAATAGAAAATAATAAAGGTGTTCGCTGTATTGTAGAGGTTAAACCATATAATCAAACTGTAAAACCTGATATGTGTGATACAAGATGGTTAAAGGAACAATGGATAAGAAATATTGATAAATGGACAGCTGCACGTGAATTTGCTGAGAAAAATGGCATGAAATTTATAATTGTAACTGAAAAATTCTTTCTATGAAAATATTATTTGACCATTGTGCATTTGATAATCAAAAGTTTGGTGGTGTCCCAAAATACTATGTAAATTTGTTTAAAAATTTTTCAAGGAACACTAACATAGAATTAAGTGTTAAATATTCTAATAATTATGATTTACAAACATTAAATTTAGATATAAGTACTTATAATGAGGACACCAAAAGTATCAATAATGTAAATATTGAAAACTTTAATAATTCAATAAAAACAATTATACAAAATGATTTTGACGTATTGCATCATACGTTTTATAATGATTACTTTTTAAAATATATTAAAAAGCCATTTGTAATAACTGTACACGATTTACTACAGGAAAAATTATATAATATACATACTTGTGCAAATTGTTCATTTTGTTTAGATAAACTAATGAATAATTCAGCACATATAATAACAATATCAAATACAACGAAAGAGGACATAATAAATCTTTATAAAATAGATGAAAATAAAATATCTGTCATTTATCATGGATATGAAAAATTATCAGATAATTATAAATATATAGATTTAAATATTCCATATCAATATATATTATGGGTTGGTAGACGTCTTGCTAACAATAGTTTAAATTATAAAAATTTTATACCATTTATTTTTGGAATACAACAATTTCTAAAAAATCATAATGATATGAAATTGTTAATAATTGGCGAACCAATAAATAAGTTTGAATATGAATTATTCAGACAACTTGGATTATTAAATCAGATTGTACAAATAGACTTTGTAAATGATAATGTTCTGAATGCATTATATAATAAAGCATTTGTATTTGTATTTCCATCTGAATATGAAGGTTTTGGGTTACCTGTTTTAGAAGCATATAAAAATAACTGTATAACATTGTTAAATGACACTAAGGTATTTCGCGAAATTGGTGCAAATACAGATTTATTTTTTAATATGAATGATAAACCATTTGAATTGTCCAATATGCTTGAAGATGTATATAGATTATCTAATACTGATAAACAAACAATATTAGAAATACAAAATAAAAAATTATTGGAATATTCTTGGGAAAAAACAGCATTAGAACATGAAAAGATATATAATAGTTTATAAGTAAATGAAAATTACACGAAAAGATAAAGAGGAAGATAAAAAAATCAATGAAAGTAAACTTCCTTATACAAGACAAACTTCATTACACGATATTGATAGATATATATATGACGCAGACTCTATTGAAGAGTTTCGCATGGATGAGGCAATCTCAAATCATCCATTATATCACCGTCCTACTAATATACGGTCTAAAATGGCATATTCTGAAATAATGAAATTATGTAAACCAACAACTAAATATTTATTACCAGGACAGGTTGTATTATTTGGATATGCTGAACCAAAATTTAAGGAAGACCTTGAATATTATGATAAGACACCATTAACATTGTTTTGTGGAATAACACGTACAGAAGATGGCAATATTCGTGAAATTGGTTTTAATCTTCATTATTATCCTCCTCGTATTAGGGCAAGAATATTAAATACAACATATGAAGTATTTAAACAACATTTTCAAAAATCATTTAATGACCCACAACATAAACCTGCAGGGTTTATAAATTATAAGGCATTAAAACATTTATTAAAACGAAATGCAAAAATAGCATTTGGTATTAAAATGTATATTCCTGTTTTACGGGGAAAATCATATGTATTACCAACCCGTTTATTACCTACTGCATTTTTTACTGAAGGTCACTTTAGTAAAGCAACACTTGCACAAGTACAAAAATTTTGGAGACAATATAGAGGATAAATATAATAAAGTATATATAGATGAAACAATTTTGTATAGTAACTCCAATATATAAGGAGACACCTGACCCAATAGAGATAATATCATTACAACGATTAAATACGGTTATTGGACATAAGGATTATGATGTTTATTTTATAACACATAAAGAATTAAATATTGATGATTATATAAAATTATACCCTAATGCCAAAATATCATATTTTGATAAATACTTTTTTGAAAGTACTGCTACATATTCGCAAATGTGTTTAAATTATAATTTTTATTCACTGTACAAGGAATATGAGTATATGTTTATTTACCAAACGGATTGTTATTTAGTATATGATAACTTTTCAATTTTTTGTAAAGGATATGATTATATAGGTGCTCCAATTTTTTCAACTGATTGTGGTTGGCCAACTATAGTAGAAGTAAATGGTAAAAAGGAATATAAACCAGTTATTGGTAATGGTGGATTTAGTTTACGTAAAATTGACACATTTCTTGATATCACAAACCCAAATGGTGAATTTAGACAAACTGTAAATTTAACAGATGAACATATTAAATCATTATTATTTGAAGACTTATTTATATGTGTACAAATACCAAAATATTATGATATAAATATTGCCCCATTACAAATAGGTTTGATGTTTGCATGGGATATGTCTGTTGATGTTATATATAATTTATGGAATTATAAACAATTACCAATGTGCATACACGCGTGGGATAAAAATATTAGATTATGGCAGGATTTATTACCAGAGTTAAAAAACAATACAGAAGTAATTGATTTTTGTGAAGATAAACATAAAGAATTTTTCAAAATATATTATAACGAAAAGAACGAAACATTTAGATAAAGAATGTTTATAATGTTTTATTTTTAATTATATTTATAAAGATATAGATTTTTATTTATGAAAGTATTTAGTCAATACATCAATGAAAAGTGTGCAACTGCCGATACAAACATTGGTAACTCACTTCTCAATACCGGTGTAACAAATCATTTAACACCTATTGGCAATATTTTAACTAATGTTAAAAATTTATTTGGGGCACGTTTAAGTGTTGTTGCTTCTGTTGCTGAAGATGGTGTATCTATTAAATTGAATAGCACATATTTCACAAGTCCTGAGGAAATTAATAAAGTGTTATATAATTATGAAATTATGCGAGGAACTTGTTTAGCAAGTTATATCATGTCTCAAGGTCTTGATTTTATCAAAACGGTAAACTTAGGTCAATTTTATGTTGTATATTTTTGTCCTAAAGATATTAAAACAGCAATGCCAGGTGTAGAACCAGAACAAGCAATGTTACCTTGTAAGGAAATGTATGATTATAACATTGAAGAAGCTGAAATGATTATGATTAAGGAAGATACTGAAGAAGAACTTGCTGATATAACAAAAGAAAAACTCGCAGAAATTCTTAAATTAACTGACAGAGTAAAGGCAGCTAAACAACTTGAATTACTTGTTAATCAAGAAATGGAATTGCCACGTGATTATTATTTCGCAGGTGTTAAAGATAAGGCAGGTAATGAATCAATTGCATTACGATGGAAATTTGTTCGTTCAGGTGGTAAAGGTCAAACAGTTGAAATTACAAAATCACTTATTAATATTTATGATGATGGTGAAAATGGTGTTTGGGTTGCTGATTATGCAGAAGATGCAATTGCCGAATTACCAGATGAAGTAAAAACATTGATTGATAATGTTCTTAAATTTATAGGTGCTGGTGAAGCCGATAAAAAAGGTAACTTTACAATTGGTGCAGAATCAAAATCTAAAGATGATGATAAATCAGATGAAGATGATAAGTCCGATGAAAAATCTGATGATAAAAATGATGATAAAGATACTGATGATACAAAAGATGATAAAAAATCAGATGATGATAAATCAGATGAAGACAATGATGATGATTCAGATAAAAAGGACAAAAAGAAAAAGAAGAAGGACGATGATTTAGATGCAGATGATCTTCTTTAATAAAATGAAAATACATATAATTATAATATAAAAAATGAAAAGTGTTTTAGAATATATTACCGAGTCAATTCAAATAAATGAAGCATTTGAATGTGATGTATTGACACGAGCGTCAAAATCAATCAAAGAGTTATCAAAAATTCAAAAGGAAAAATATCCTAATTCAAGTCCTTCAACATTTAAAATGTTTACATTAAAGGATTTCTTGCGATATAGTTATGTTCCTGCATCAAAACTTACCAATGATATGGTTGAAAAAATTGAATCAGCTAAAGATATAAAAAAGGAAATACGTACCATTATTAAAGGTAATGGTGGTTGTGATATTGCAATAGGATTTAAGAATGGATTATTACATGCTGCTGCATCAGGTGATTTAACATCAGTGTATGTTTGGCCAGCTGAAGGTTCATATATTACAAGTCGTTTAGATAAAGTTTTACGTAGTGATGAAAAACAATATATGAAAATTGCACCATTTGAAGAATGTGATGAAGTATATATTATACGTGTACCACAGGATATTATAAATGCAAAGGCAAAACAAAAACAGGAACGTATAAATTCTCAAAGAGGTATTATTTATCAAGGTGATGCATATTTTTATTCTGAATTAGCACGTGAAAATCGTGAAAGATATAGTAAAATTATTGCAAAACGTAAAGCCGAATTACAAGATGATACTGAATTGATTGCAAATTATAAAGAATTGATGAAAAATGTTGTTAAAATTTCATCTGATGTTGCGTCAAATATTGATAAATATGCTGATAAGTTTATTACATACCAATATTTAATGGCTTATATTAATAGTACTCAATGGTATGATACACGCGATAGAAAATCACGTAGTTTTAATGGTGTATTGGCATTACTTCAAAAATATCTTGATACAAAGAAAGATGTTAAGGCTGATGGTGGATATAGTCATCAACGTAAGGAAGTAGTTGAATATCGTAAACAATTAGAAGAAGCAATTACTAAAGCAAATTACTATGTAGATAAATTTAATGCTGCATAACTATTACATCTGCATAACTACATATTTAAAATGAAAATGGAACATCTTAAGATGTTCCATTTTTTAACAAGATAATTAAGAATTAACGGTCAATCCAATATGAATTGAATGTTATTTTGTTTGAATAACGATTAAGATAGTTCATCAATCTTTTAACAAAATTTTCACGGACGTCCTCATAAAGTTTGATAATTGCTGCCCTTTCCTCTTTTGTTGCACGGCGATATTCACAATCCAAATTTCTATAAGGTTTCTCATCATTCAAAATCAAATCATAATTTGAAGTTTTATGTTTGAACAAATTGATTGGAATATCTGCATAACATACATTATAAAGGAAAACAAACTGTGAAGTATGTAAATTATCAATTATATTATCAATTTCACGGGTATTACGTTTAATAAAATATGCAATTTTCTCCTTTTCAGCAGCCTCTATACGAGCATTATTGTCTTCATATGAAAGACCCTGTCCCATATCAGAATACCCAAAATAAAAATCCTTCTGAATATTGAGTTTACCAACAACAAAAATACCACCATCAATTTCAACAGCATTTGAAATTCCCTTTGCACAGAATGTTGCCATTCTTTCATCCCAACATTTTTTGTACTCGGTGTAAATTTTGTTTTTCAAATCTTTATTCATAATGTATATTTGTTTATTGAATTACATTATAAATATAGTAAAAGTTTTCAAAAATTCAATATATTTATTATTTAATCAAACCTTTTTTCTTTGCAATTTTCTTAAATGCTAATGCCCTATTTATCGCATCTATTGCAAATTGTTCAGGACTTTTATTTGGAAAGTTGTCAAAAGCATTAGCTTCATACAAATTTTTTGCCATTTCAAGTATCATTGCATCTACTGTTTTACCAGTTTCTTTGATATATAATACCTGTGTGTCATTTTTTATTTCTTTATCATTATCATGAACACAACTTAATTTACCATCAAATGCGGCGGCGCCGCCTGCAGTTGCTGACATATTGATATGTAGATATATTTTATTTAAAAATAAAAAACTGATACTTAAGTATCAGTTTTCTATATCAATAAATTCGGCATTAAATTCTCGTTGTTCATTTTCACGTTCCTCACGTTTCTTATCTGCATCAATTTTCTTCAATCTGTTGATTTCATTTTCCTTTTCAATTGCGTTCTGTCCATTACCCCAACGGAACTGTAACCAACCTTCATATTCACCAACATCCCATTTGTAATTCTCGGGAATTTCATCTTTGCCACGGAACAAAGCATCTCTCAATTGCAAATCATTTTTATATACCTTATCAATTTCAGGATGTTTTACTCCACCATGGTCAATTACTCGTTGCTCTTTATAATCAAACACATAATATCCCCAGAACTTTCTCTTACCATCTTCGGCATCCCAATACGCATCATTATATATATAACGATAGTCTGAACAATATGGTGGTTTTTTAGTTACTTTGTTACCATTAAAACGATCTACCCAACATTCAGCCACCTTATATGGTTGCTCTACATCAGCATATATTTCATTAAGAAATTTGATATAATCCCTTACCTCAAGAATGGTATCAAATTCATCATAATCATTAGAACGTTTTACGGCGTGCATATTTGAATTATAATTCTTTCCTTCCCACCACCAAGCGAATGTATAAACAACATATCGCTTTGTATACTTATTCTGACTATTAAATGTTTTATATGTCCAATATGATACTCCAGTACTCATAATATTACATTTTTCTAAAAGATGTTTTCAAATCAAAAC